CACACAAACCAATTAAGGAGAAAAAGTGGCAACCACAGTAATCACCGGTCGCGACGTCTCGTTGTCTTTCACAGGTGGAACGGACATCGACGCCCAAGCTACCAACGCAGTTCTTACTAAGACCAACGTTCGCGAGACTTATCAGACTCTCGATGGCGAGGCTTACAAGACAGTTAACATCGAAGGCACATTCCAACTTGATATGCTCGCCGACTGGGGTAAAGCTAACTCAGTATGCGAAGCACTTTGGGCCGCAGCTGAATCTGCACCTGACACAACAATCAGCGTAACAATGACCGCCGCAACTGGCGCTCAATTTGTCTTTCCAATTCTTCCAGAGTTTCCTACCGCTGGCGGTTCTGGAATTGACGCACAGACAGTATCCTTCACCTTTAAGATTGCAAAGGGCGAAGTAACAGAGACATTTAGTTAAGAGGGAGATCGGGAGCTATGAAGTTAAGTATCACAATTAAATATACGAACGGCGAGGAAGTCACCTATAACGCTGGACTCCCTGAGTGGGCGAAATGGGAACGCAAGACTGGGAAGTCGATTTATTCTATGAAAGATATTTCGGCCTATCAACAAGCGGACTTCCTCGACCTAGCCTACTTCGCTTACAAACGCGAAGCGGCAGGAAAACCGACTAAATCTCAAGACATATGGGAGTTATCGGTTGAGGAAATGACGATAGGAGATGAAAGCCCAAAAGCTTCGAATCCGGAAGCATAAACCGACTCATAGTTGAGATCGCGATAGCAACCGGAATCCCGATGAGCGAATGGACTGACATCGACCAAGTATTAACGGCAATCGAGATATTGAAGGAGCGCAAAGGTGGCAGATGAGCCCGTCCAATATGACAAGCGCGAACTTCGTTCAATTATCGCCGCGTTCAAAGCGATGGATGATGAAGCTGTTGATGCGGCTAAACGCGAGAGTTCTGCATTGGCTCGATATGCCGCCAACGAAATTAGAGCCTACGGCATTACCAGAACTTTCGGACAGGCCGCTGTCGATCGCATTACAAGCGGCGTTAAAGTTTCAACCACCTCGAAGATTGGCGAGTTGTCTTATGGATTCGCGTCTCAACGTCTCTCTGGTGGAGGATCGACTAAAGACATCTGGGCAGGTTACGAATTCGGTTCTAATCGTTTTCGTCAGTTCCCACGACGCACCCCCAGAAAAGGTCGAGGAAATTCTGGCTATTTCATCTATCCAGCACTTCGCAAAATTCAGCCTGAATTAATCCGCAAATGGGAAGAAGCGTTTAGTAAAATTATCGGAAAGTGGGATGATTAATGGCTGGAAGTAGAACACTTAAATTATCCATTCTTGCCGACATAGATAATCTCAAGAAAAATCTTGATGCTGGTTCTAACGAAGTCGAAGGCTTTGGCGGTAAATTAGAAAAATTTAGTAAAGTAGCCGCTGCCGCCTTCGCTGCTGCCGCTGCTGCCGCTGCTGCCTACGCTGGCAAATTAGCAATTGAAGGCGTTAAAGCCGCTATTGAAGATGAAGCGGCTCAACAACGTCTAGCTTCCGCGTTGCAAAACGTCACAGGGGCAACCGAAGCGCAAATTGCTGCCATCGAGGATCAAATACTTAAAACTTCGTTGGCGACTGGTGTGGCAGATGAGCAATTGCGACCAGCCCTTCAAAGATTAGCGACTGCGACGGGTTCTTTGGATGAATCCCAAAAACTTCTTAATCTCGCTCTTGATATTAGCGCCGGTACTGGCAAAGATGTCGAAGCTGTTTCAAATGCTTTGGCTAAAGCTTACGAAGGCAACACAAGTTCATTAGAGCGTTTAGGCATTGGGCTTGATAAAGGTGAAGTCAAAACTAAAGGACTAGAAGCTGCGGTAGCCAGTCTTACTGATTTATATGGCGGAGCTGCTGCCGAAAAGGCCAATACCTTTGAGGGTCAGATTGCAAGACTCAAGATAGGTTTTGATGAAGCTAAAGAATCGGTAGGTGCTGCGTTGTTGCCCGCGTTGCGAGACCTATTGGATTATTTTACTAACAATTTGATTCCTAAACTAATTGAAGCAAAAAATAAAGCCATAGATCCAATCAAAAGAGCCTTTGAGGATAATAGAGAAACTTTACAAGATTTATGGAAATTCATTAAAGATTATATTGTTCCGATATTTGAATTTGTCCTTGTTAATGCAATTAAAAACGCTGGAGCTGCCATAGCCGGTATTGTGAATATAATTGCTAAAGTATTTGATGGCGTAAGAACTGTCGTTGATAATGCCATAGATGGAATCAACGCTTTCATTCGCGCTTATAACGCCATTCCTATTCTTCCAGATATCCAACTTATTTCTAAACCTGCTTGGGTAACTGGTAGCAACACTGGCTCTATAGGCAATTTCCAAATGAGCACCGGAACGACTCTTGGTGGAGCTACTCCGGAGTTTTTGGCGAAAATGGCTGAAAGGGAAAGATTAGGCATTACAGGAAGCGGTTCAACTAGTAGTAATACTGGTTACACAATGAGCGTTCCAACCGGTATTTCTAGCGCATTTACTTCTATTGCTGGATCAACTTTCGACCCGTCTAATTTCAGAACCGGCGAAAATGCTGGCATAACAATCAACGTCAACTCTCCTAGCATAATTGACGAAGAAGGATTTGCTAGAGCTGTGGTGACTGCCCTGAATAACTCGACAAATCGCGGCACGACCGGAGCTGGCGACCTTCGAACTTCGGCGCAAATTTTATGACTTCTTGGAGTCCTGTCTGGCGAGTGAAAGCCAATGGCACAAACGTAACTAATATCGCCCTAACAAGTCTGACCATTACAGGTGGTCGTAAAGATTTCAATTCTCCGACGTTGCCAGCTTATTGTAATTTAACACTCATTAACACTTCCAATACAGTTTATAACTGGTCGATTAACACCGCTATAACTGTCGAAGTAAAAGATTCAAGCGGCGATTATGTCAATATATTTGGCGGCAGAATTTCTGATTTAAGTATTGACGTAAATTCAGCCGGATCAGTTGCGACAGTAACGCGAATTAACATTGTCGCATTAGGAGCACTCAGCAAACTTAACCGCGCTCTCTTTGACGGTAATTTAGCTGAGGGGTTAGATGGCGCACAAATCCAAGACTTATTAGACGATTTACTTTTGGCTTCTTGGAATGAACTGCCAGCTTCTTTAACTTGGGCTGATTATGATTCCACCGAAACTTGGGCTAATGCTGGGAACGTAGGACTTGGCACTATTGACGCTGGCGAATACACAATGACTAGCCGTCAAATCACCGATTCATATATCGCGCCAATTGCTAATCAAATTGCCAATTCAGCGTTAGGTTATTTATACGAGGACGCTCAAGGCCGCATCTCTTACGCTGATGCCAGTCACCGACAGGATTATTTAGAAACTTACGGCTATACCGAACTCGACGGCAATCACGCACTTGCCGCCGGCGTTAGTTCAGTTACGCGTCAAGGTAACTTGCTCAATAAATTGACTGTGGATTACGGCAACAATTTCAATAGCTCTTACACTTCACAAGACTTAACTAGCCAAGCCAACTATGGCCTTTATGCTGAACAATATAATTCTTATCTAAAAAATGCAGCTGACGTTGAAGATTTTGCCGATAAGATTATTGCCCTACGATCTAACCCTTATGCTGAATTCCAATCCATTACCTTTCCGATTCAATCTTCCGAAATCGACGACGCTGATCGAGACGTTTTATTAAATGTATTTATGGGTTTACCGGTGGCAATTAACAACCTTCCAGCCAATATCTCTGGGGGCTCATTTTTAGGGTTCGTCGAAGGCTGGTCTTTTAGGGCTTCGGTGGGCGGCCTTTACATAACCCTTAATTTGAGCCCAGCTGAGTTCAACACCTTTACCGAAGCTTGGGAAGATGTAGCGGCTTCCCTGACTTGGGCAACTATGTCCGCTACACTTACTTGGCAGAACGCGACAGGAGTAATTACCTAATGGCAACAACAACGAATTTCGGATGGACTACACCGGACGATACAGCGCTAGTTAAAGACGGAGCGTCAGCAATACGATCGTTGGGTACATCGGTCGATTCGGCGTTGGGTCAATTAACCCTCAACGCTCAGACTGGTACAACTTATACATTTGTTTTAACTGATAATCGCAATAAATTAGTTACAGCATCTAACGCTTCAGCTCAGACTTATACCATTCCGACAAACGCATCGGTAGCATTTCCAATTGGTTCGATGATTAACATTATCGCAATTGGGGCTGGACAAGTAACAATTCAAGGTAATGGCGGAGTTACTGTGGCATCAAACGCCGCGACATCAACCGCTCCGAAATTACGAGTTCAATACTCTGCCGCAACTTTAATTAAAGTGGGAACTGATTCTTGGTACGTTGTGGGTGATTTGGCTTAATGATTCTTGGAATTATTGCAAGTCAAGATATACCCAAAGGCGTCACAGTCGATTATTTAGTTCTTGCCGGTGGCGGAGGCGGCGGACGCGTCGGTGGTGGTGGTGGTGCTGGTGGTATGCGATGCACAGTTACGGCTACCGGTGGTGGTGGATCTTTAGAAAATGCTTTGTTATTACAAAAATCTACAAATTACACGGTTACTGTTGGAGCTGGCGGAGCTGGTTCAACGGATCGCAGTAATAAAGGTTCAAATGGTTCTAATTCAGTATTTTCAACAATTACGTCAACTGGCGGCGGAGGCGCAGGATCGTTAAATACAAGTGCCGGTTCGAACGGCGGTTCTGGTGGAGGTGGCGCTTGGGGTAGCACCGTTGGCGGAACTGGTACGAGCGGTCAAGGATATGCCGGTGGAGCTGCGAACGTTTCAGCTTCTAGCGGTGGCGGTGGAGCTGGCGCAGTTGGAGCAAATGCGACAAGTTTAGGCGGCGGCGGTGCTGGTGGTAACGGTGTAGCATCTTCAATCACAGGTTCATCCGTTACTAGAGGTGGCGGTGGCGGCGGTGGTGGTGGTGAAAATCCATCCGAACAACAAACTGCGGCTGGAGCTGGCGGTTCTGGTGGCGGTGGTGCTGGTGCAACTGGAACTTTAAACGGAACTGCTGGTACTGCCAATACTGGCGGCGGCGGTGGTGGTTCTCGCGATCAAGGCGCTGGCGGAGGTAACGGTGGAGCTGGTGGTAGCGGTGTCGTAATTTTAAGATACCTAACTACCGCAGGAACTATTACGATTGGTGCTGGTTTAACTGGATCAACAACGACTAGCGGTTCTTACACAATTGCAACTATTACTGCTGGTACTGGAAATGTGAGTTGGGCATAATGGCACATTACGCTTTTCTTAATGACGACAACATTGTAACTGAAGTGATTGTTGGAATTGATGAAGATCAACTAATTGAAGGACTTATCCCTGAAATCTGGTATGGCAATTTCAGAGGACAAAAATGCGTCCGCACTTCATACAACGGAAACATTCGAAAGAATTTTGCCGGAGTCGGTTACGTTTATGACGAAGAACGAGACGCCTTTATTGCTCCTGAACCAGATGACGCAATCGGATTTGATGAAGAAACCTGTCAATGGCTACTCCCAGAAATTAAAGTAAATGGCAAAGTTATCTAAAGCCGGACAACAACTTAGGGAACAGATTGATGATGATTATCCTGATCGCGATCGTAAGTCTGATGGTTGGGTGGCTGATGCTCGTCACGTTGCCAAAGGCAATTCTGACCATATTCCAGACTCTCGAGGAATCGTCAGAGCTTTAGATATTGACGCCAACCTCAACGCGCATCCTGAGGAAACTTATGCGTTAGTTGAAAAAATCCGCAAGTGTGCCAAGCGCGGAGATAAACGTATCAAATACATTATTTACGACGGAAAGATTATGAGTCCGATATTAGGATGGAAGCGCCGCAAATACAAAGGCGCTAACCCTCACCGGTCTCATTTTCATATTAGTTTTACAACTCTGGGAGACAATGACGGCAAATGGTTCGACCTTGAAGGAGACAGAAATGAGCGACTTAAAGAAGATGGCGGAAAGTTGGGCCAAGACCTTCCTAGCAACGGCACTGGCAACATACCTCGCGGTGGGCTGGGATGTCGATGCGATTGCAAATGCGGCTCTAGTATCAGTCTTGCCTAGCATTATCAACTGGCTTAACCCTAACTACGAGCGTTACGGGCGAGTTCGGTAATGGACGCTAATACCATCGCTGGATTCGTAGCTTCGGTTCTCGGATCAATCGCCTTACTTATCGCTGGGCTTCGTTACATTATCAAATTAGAAAATATCCCCATTGTGTCGCGCCTTGATAAAATGGAGTCTCAGTTAGAATTAGCCCTATCGAAGAAGGTGGGGGCTAATGGCAACAAGAAAACGCGTTAAGAAGCCAGTCAAGAAAACGGCTAAATCTCGTCGAACAGTTAAAGAGCTGCCTACCAAACTCGATTTCTGGGCTATTGCCTGTAAAGAGATTTACGAGACTTGCCGCCGTAATGGAATGGATGAGGGCTTAGCTCTTGCTTTTGCTATGGATCGAAGCGCTTGGCCTGACTGGGTTATCGACCCACAAGATCCGATTAGAAAAATCGGGTGGGAAGATGGCGAAGAGGACGTCTAATTTACCTACGCGAGGTTGAGCTATTCGAGGCTCTCAAGTCGGTTTATCCGGACTTGACGCCTTTATCAGCGACCGACCGAGCCGACGGCATTACCCACGACGCCTATATCGAAATGAAGTGCCGACGCACTCATTACCCCACACTTTTGATTGAGAAGAAGAAGTGGGATTACTTGGCCGAAATAAGGGCTAGAACGGGCGCTAGAACCCTTTATATCAACTCCACCCCACAAGGGGTCTATGAGTTTGATTTAGGGGCTATAAACGAGCCTGAGTGGCAATTAAAGGCACTTCCAGATAAGACCGACTTCGCCAACAGCGGCAAGGTTGAGAAGCTTTGTGGCTTCCTAGATATACGACACTCCGAACTCCTACTTGTATAAATCCATTTAATTAAATACATTTATCCCGTAAATCCATTTAAGGGTTACAGAACGGGAGAGTAAGTGATAAATAATCCAGCAGTAATTCGATTTGATTCTACTTCTGGCGCTTGGTCTGACGGTAAAAATTACGTTAAAGGCCAAATTATTCGCAGATATGCAATTGAATCGCTAGGTAGAAAATCAGTTAGAGGGCGTTTCAGCCGCGA